ACACCGCCAGCAAGGCGCAGGGCTGCTTCTGCCGGACTAGTTCCGACATAAATACCGGGGCGCGATTGCCATTTACCGCCACCTCCCCCGCCGCCGACAAGTTGCCCTTGGTTAGGGGTAGCTACTAACTTGCGTAAAGCTTGAATTTCTGCTTGTTTGCGAGCTAGCCGTTTAGTTTTTGCGTCCCACGCTTTAGGCTGATCCGGGTTGTCTTCTGGGGCACTATTCCCAAGGATTTGATCCAGAATATTCATTTATTCCTCCATTTCTCTATGCCGTCAAGCTTGGCATAGTCAACTACGTAATACCCAGTGTCAGGGTCGAGGGTGACAGCACTAGGCAAAACGTCTAGCACTTCCTGTGCGATTACGCCGTTCTCGTTTACCGCATCGATGTCATAGTTGTAAACCCCTATGCCGTTTGGTAACTCGCCAATTCGTTTGATGTTGTCTTTAAGCCGGATATCTGAGAATGCCAACATTCCCGCGCCCATTGCTGATGACAACAGATTCCCCTTAGAAGCCTGTTTGGCGTTATAGGCATCCATTTGCGCACCGTATTGTGCCTGTGTTGCGCCAAGCAAATCAGGGGCAGCAGCAAGACCGGCGGTAGTGTTCGGTGTTCCCTGGAACTGTGGTGTTGCAACACTCTGGCCGCGCATCAATGCCAACAATTCATTCAACGGCATGTTCCGCATCATCGTAGCTTCGTTGATATACTGATTGCGAGCCGTGTTCTGCCGGTTAAATTGTTTATCGGCTTCCGACGCGCCGGCAAGCAACGCCTGCATGCTGGCGTCGTTGTAGTTCCTACCTAAATCCTGCTGGGCTTCATCCCAAATCTCGGACTGTGTATTGCCGCCCACCCCCTGTGCTATTAGTTGTGCTTCCTGACGCTGGCGCTGGCGCAACAAATCAGGGGCCATCCTGGACATCATGGCTTCCTGAATGTCTTTGTTCACCTGGAACGACGGATCACCAGCAACAGGCGCACCGCTTAAATCTAGCGGGTCTTTTACAGCAGCATTGACCCGATCCAACATTCCGATTCCGGTGTTCGTCAGGTTCTTTGTTACCAGACGCTCACGGTCAAGTTGCGCTTGATCTTCGGGGTTAAGAGCAACAGTCTGACTCCATTGACCGCCGCCCGACGACGGGGAATAAGAACCAGAAGTACCGTTGCTGTAGTAACTGTCTCTATTAGGAGCAACAGGAGCGACACCACCTGTCCCACCTGGAGAACCAGAATCACCAACATACCCTCCACTACCGCTCCAATTTGGGTCAGGAATTTGCGCAGGCCCGCCAGCATGCGTCAAATCCCAAGGATCATAATTGGGGTTCGAAATCATTGGAGCAGAACCACCACCCCCGCCGCTGTTATATGCTGCTAATTCCGAATTGTACTTTGCCATATCAGCATCGTACTTGGCTTGATCGAACGTCCCCTGTGTCCCAGGATTCCAAGTGGTTCCGGAGCCAGTAGAACCAGTAGGACCAGACCATGTAGTAGAACCCCACGGGGTATACTGGTTGACCCGGTTTGCTTCAGTCTGGTATTTTACTGACTCCAAATCAGCGGCACCCTGCGCTACGGCAGCGGCAGTATAATCCGGGGCTGGGGGAGCACTTCCGCCACATAAACTCATGATAATTCCTTTATAGACAACACCATAACTTGAGCCACCGGTTTAAACCCCATTCTTGACCATAGATTGGATACTCGGGGGTCGGTGGATCCTGTCACATACAGCCTTTTTACATCGTGGCGCTTTAACTGTTCAACGGCAAATTTCAAAAGCTGCTTACCTAGGCCATTCCTATGATCTTTCACTGCATATAGAGCGTCTTCATGAGCGACCAATTCCCCATCAAGAGAATCATTAGTCAAATAGAAGTTGAAATATCCCACAGGTTCCCCGTTAAAACGAGCTACGTACCCTATGAAATTGCCAGCCCGAACCGCATCATGAAACATATCTTCGTTTGGCTTGAACGGCCCTAACTCAACACCATTGGACATGAAGTTGTTGCGCATTTCAGCGTAGTGTTGCTCGTACAGGGGGCGCATTTCTCCATAGCTTTCCGAAATGTTTTCCACGGAAAATGAATACTCGCTCATATCCCGTGTCCTTCTTCGTATAGCAGGTCGTAGGAAACCCACGTAATTGCCTGCGACGCTTTAAATGCCATCCGAACAGCAAACGCAGACCCTATACCCGACACGCTGTTCCACACGTGTTGAGTTCTAGGCAGAACCGCTTTCCATAGGTCCTCATCCCACAGGGCTGTTCCCCATCTGGCGAACGTTTCTGGGTCTACTGACCCCGTTTCCCCGGCCTTCGTGAAGTAATAATCAGGATTGACATGTATTGAATATGGAATTTCCCCCGCCCCATAGAAAGTGGGGCGAATCATTTTGGCGTGTTTGACGATAGAGGGAGACTGCATGAAATTAAACGAAGTCTGTATTTCAGCCAGTATAGGATTTCCTAAAGTGATTTCAGTCCCATCGTCCACAGACCCGTCAGCATAACCTTCCCATGCTCGCCATACGTTGCCAGAATAATCACCGTACACCGGCTTCCCGTTATAGATGGCCCAGCATGTCGCATTCCAGTTAATGAATTGTGACCACCCCTTGGTGACGGTCGACTGGATTAATTGCTCCGACAACGCATCAGCAGCAGCATGCGGGACATTGACTAGGATCATGTTATTGTCCGGCCAATACACAACTTGCCAGCCGAACTCGAAGCCATATCTATTGGCCAAGTCAGACAATAAGTACTCAATTTTAGTTGAAAGATAGGCATCGGAAGTAGACCCGGATATTTGGCTCCTAGCCATTGCCTGGGCCAAGGAAAGAAGGCCAAACTTAGTCAAAATCAACAAATCACCTTCTACCCGCTGAACACCTCGTATGGCAAGTGGGGTTCCGGTGCTGAACACTCCTTTTAAACCCCATGTATCAGAACCAGAAGGATCGGTGCCTGCATAGATGGCAATCTGCCCTAAATCACTAATAGCTACCAACAGGTCGTCCATCCCATCACCAGCGTCAATAGTCCAGGTAGCTAACGCCACCAGTTTCCCGCCCAAAGTGAAGATGGAACCAAAATTAAATACAGTAGCCAAGCCGGTTATGGCTTCTGGCTCTAAATACCACGCTTTCGATGAATTCTTTTCGATCAGCCATACACGCTTTTGGTGAACAGTGCCGCCGATTATGTCCGCAGGGTCCACGCCAGATATTTCTCCAACTCCTGGGTTCAGAGGATCAATAGCCTGTGTAATTCTGGTGACAGTGGAATTACTGTGTATCCAAATTCCAGAATCTTCTCCATTGTATAGCGTTTGGTTATATCCTGACGCATTGCTGAGGCCGACACCATTCCAACGATTGTTACTTAACCCAGTTAATATCGGGGTATGCACACCAACACTAGGTTCAGTGATGTCGTACATATTCCCATTAGCAAAAGCAAACAAGTTTTGCGACGCGGGTGAAAGTATTCCAGTATGCGGTACTAACGTTTCTACAGAACTGCCCAATGAATCCGCGTGGCGAACATTACCTTTCCTCACCTCGCAACCATACGGCTGTGAAAACATGTTCAGCATCACAGTAGCATCGACAGGGGGCATCGCGGCCAAAGGGTCTTTAACGTTTAGCCCCCCAACAGGGGCTGGCTGGCTTATGTTTTTAGAAATGCGTTGCATTATTACGAATTCCAATTCCCATCGGGAACATTACGATACCCGAGGTAAAAGCTAGGAGCGCGGCGTGTCAACGATAACACCTGCGCCCCCTTGTCTTTGCCAGTCAACATATTAAAATATGCCCGGAATTCATTTTCCAATGAACTAGTGTCCAGACCTTTTGCTGCCCACATTTTTACTTTCAAATATTTAACGAGAAGCTGACCATCAAGCAATGGCTTATCAGTATCCGACACTACATAAGGAATGAAAACACCGGGGTCGTTACCGCTGACAACCCAATTATTAGTCACATATTGGTAGGATAAGTCGTAGACGTTGTCGCCGGGGACAGGATAGATCTGCATTGAGTTATCAGTAACCCGGAAAACCTCCCTTGGAAACACTACAGCTATTCCAGATTCAAGTGCTTGCCATTGTTGCGGAGTGATTGGTCCGGGAACATCCCAGAAATTGGTTCGGTCCCAGAACGTTTGGTCGATGTAGTACCCATAATCACTTGGCAAGGCATACATATCCTTGTCTTTAATTGTGTGGAAATTTTCTAGTTTAGTTAGTTGTTGCCACGGATGGGCGTTTAGCATGTCAATGCCTGCTGAATTCAGCAAAGCCAGCATCTGTTGGGCAGTATTCTCAGCCGACGACGCTACAGAGTTCGGCTTGGGAAGACCAAGCTCAACAGATGCTTGTTGAATTATCTGCACTGCCGTCAACTGTTGCATTAATTACTCCTTGGGCTTCATTGCGGCTTTCAAAGCAGCAACTTCGGGCTTCTGATTAGCGGCAGCGGTAAGTGCAGCCAACTGTGCCTGCATCTCGGCAATCTGGGCGTCGCGCTTTTCCAGTTCAGCAGCCATCTTGTTGTTGACTGCTTCGCCCTTGGCCGCTTCCAGGAACAGCTTGGCGCGGCGGCGAAGGTCGTGGTTGCCCATCATACCAGATGCATTGGCGTCTGACATTTCAGCCAACTGCTCGACAGTCGTAATCCCAACAGCCTTCAGATTGGCAACGGTTCCAACAGTCATCTGCGGCCATGCTTCCAGCGGAGTGCCACTGGTTGCCTGCTCAAGACCCTGCTGGTAAGCAGCCCACTGGCGGGGGAACCGATGCTTGTGCTCGTTGGTGACTTTCACATCCACGTTGCTGTGCTTGTCGCCTGGGATTTGAATCTTGCAGAAGTCCATTTCGTCGAAGATCGGGCGACCTGCCTCCAGAGACTTGCTACCATTCTGGACTGCCTTGCGATAGAAAATCACGTACAACCGGCTGTCGCCAGCATAACGCTCTTGGTCGCCCATTACTGCGGCTCCTTCATAACCACTCAGTGCTGCTTCCATTGCCATTCTCCTTAGTCTTGGGATGTTTGGAAATCGGGGCATCCCTACCCCCGTTTCTTGCGTAACTCTCCTACCGCAGCTTTTGCTTGGTCGGCATTCATGTATTCCTTT